GAAGGTGGCGCACTCTATAGAAATGTCCCGCCAAACGCAGTTAGGTTCAAAAAAAAAGCACTCGAAATCTGGCAGATAGGAGACTCTCAACTATGGGACTGCTACTCATGCAATTTTACCACCCTCCAGAACCCAATCCTAAGAGGAATGCCAGTATCAGTAAAAGTAAGGCAAGGCATCCTATCAGGAACCTACCTATTCTCTACCGCCCACCTAAACGATGGCTGGTCAGATAGCCCAGACCAAGACAAAGAATTCATCTTCATAGAACTCGCCAACGGAAGACTAACCATCCAACCAACAAACAAAGTAGCCTTCATAGACAAATCCTACACCTTACCAACTACCCTGCCAAAACTTAAACTTCAAGAGACTATCTACTCCTGCGAAGACTAAGCGTATATAGATATAATAGAAAAAGTTTACAAAAATGAACTGGACTGAAGATCAACTCGCACAGAAAGGATATCAACTCAATGCAGATGGATCATATTCACCTAAACCTCAAAGGCTACTTAACACCTTCGCTCAACAAGCTCTTAAACAAACACTGGACGCACTACGCGAAAGAGAAGAAGCTCGCAGCAGACGCACTCACATCCGCATTACAAGATATTCTTGCAGACCACTCGATTGCGACAACTACGCGGGAGGCTGTAAGCCAATTATTGACCAACTACGTTACGCTAAACTCATCCGCGACGACTCGCCAGAAGATATCGAAGTCGAGTTTAAACAGGTTAAAGTCAAAACCAAAACCCAAGAACGCACGGAAATCGAAATCAGCGAGAATCGGTGATTGAAGATGATAGAAACAGAACTGTTACTTTCGAGGAAACATACTGCACTAACACCTCGGTTTCCGAGATAATAACAACAACTAAAAACTCGTCAAGACTTATTTTCAAGCAACTAAAATAGATTATGAGCGAAGAAGTTACAAAAGAGAAAAATAAAGGTGGAAGACCAACAAAATACAATTCAGCACTCGCTGATGAGATTTGCAAAAGGTTATCAGTTGGAGAAACACTGCGAAAAATGGTGCTTGATGAGCATATGCCAGACGCTTCTCAGGTATACAGGTGGCTTGATAGCAATGAAGAGTTTCGCAATCAATACGCACAGGCGCGGGTTCGCCAAGCAGACTATTACGCCGAGATGATCATCGATGAATCCTTTGGCGCACATGACGCAAGCATAGGCCGATTACGCATGGATGCATTAAAGTGGGCATCGTCTAAAATCGCTCCCAAAAAGTATGGCGACAAGATCGAACTGGAGTCTAACAACAATCAAAATCTGACGCTATCGTTCAACATTCCTACTCGCGGAAACGAGCGTGAAATCATAGAACTTGAAGAAGCTAAACAACTAACGCTGGAAAAGTAGTCCATTATCTACTACACAGATTATATGAAGTTATCAACTGAAACCGCAGCGGAAACGCTTACTAACAAGCCGTATACAATGGAAATCGAGGATGAGATTGATAGCCTTAAAACCACCATAAAGGCACTTCGTCGCAATTCCGCCGAGGATAACGCCTATATTCTGTGTCTTGAGGAAGCTATTGATGACGCAAAAGCTGCCTTCCATGCAGGAGAAAATGCATGGGATATGTATAAATTACTAACACGCACAGAGATCAAAACTAAATAGCATGAGATTCCACATATTAGGATTACCGCACACTGTTACCAGCAAAGAGTTTAACGCCTGCGCCTATACGCAAAAGGTAGTTAAGTTCGGGAAGATGATGACATCCCGTGGACATGAGGTCATCCACTATGGGCATGAGGATAGCGTTCTGGACTGCACGGAACACGTCTCTGTGCTGACCAACGATGACTTCAAGAAGTCCTACGGCACACATGACTGGCGCAAGACCTTCTTCAAGTTTGATACCGGAGATCACGCCTACCAGACGTTCTTCGCCAATGCCATCCGTGAGGTTGGCAAGCGTAAGCGCAAGCATGACTTCATCCTGCCGTTCTGGGGTTCTGGTGTTCGTCCAGTATGTGACGCTCATCCAGACCTCATTTGCGTGGAACCCGGCATAGGCTACGCAGGAGGTCACTGGGCAAGGTGGAAGGTATGGGAGAGCTATGCAATCTACCATGCGTATTGCGGTCTACAGAGCGTTGGATCGTGTCGGCAGGACTGGTATGACGTAGTAATCCCGAATTACTTTGATGTCGCAGATTTCGACTTCAATAGCGCGAAGCAGGACTACTTCCTCTACCTCGGCAGGGTCTACAGCGGCAAGGGTGTTGATGTCGCTATACAGGCTACGGAGCGAGCAGGAGTCAAGCTGGTTATCGCGGGACAGAAGGAGGAGGGCTACAAGCTACCTTCGCACGTCGAGTATGTAGGCTACGCAGACGTTCCAACGCGCAAGAAGCTCATGGCAGGCGCAAGAGCATCGTTCTTGCCATCGATGTATGTTGAGCCATTCGGTGGCGTTCAGATCGAGAACCTGCTATCTGGCACTCCTACCATCACAACCGACTGGGGTAGCTTCGCGGAGAACAACCTTCACGGCATCACAGGCTATCGATGCCGCACGATGGGTGACTTCGTTGATGCGGTCGCAAATTGCGACCAGATCAATCCATATGACTGCCGAAAGTTTGGTGAAAACTTTACGCTGGAGAAAGTTGCGCCAATGTATGAGAAGTATTTCAGCGATGTCCTTGATGTCTACGAAGGCGCAGGATGGTATGCTGACGGCAACGGCATTGATGCCATGACAAGGTTTTATCCGAGCATTATATGAGTGACACGCCAGAAATAGATGAAGTAGAAAAATATGACGGGGTCACAATCAAAGATTCAGTAACTACTTGTGGTGATGAATCAAGTTCTGTTTACATTCCTGTTATTTTTGCTCGCCAACTTGAGCGCGAGCGTGATGAAGCAAGGGCTATGGTAGAAAAACTAATGGAGCTTGGATTTGAGGTAATGGATCGGAACAGGATGTTGAAGCGTGAAATCAAGAAGCTGAAAAAGAAATATGAGTGACTACACATTTGAATCGCAATATTGGGGGGATTGCTGCAATACCTTCGACGAAGACCAGAAGCATTATGTCTACGCTCGATACATGGGATTGAAGCAGGTTGGCTACTCGTTTGATGTTGGAGGAGCGAGGATCATTGACATTGGAGGTGGGCCAACATCGATGTTGCTTAAGACGATTAACCTTGCGCCTCGCTCGCTGGTTGTAGATCCGCTGGAGTATCCGAAATGGACGTATGACAGGTATTCCGCGAAGGGGATTGATTCATTGGTGGTGCGTGGTGAGGACATCTTTGAGCAGGGATATGACGAGTGCTGGATTTACAACTGCCTCCAGCATACGGACGATCCAGATTTGATCATTAAGAATGCATTGGGAGCAGCAAGGACATTGCGAATCTTTGAATGGGTTGACATCCCAGCGCATGATGGTCATCCAATTGAGTTGACAAAGGAGAAGCTGGATGCATGGATCGGCAAGGAAGGTCAGACGATTCGGCTTGCGGAGTCTGGATGTTTTGGTAAAGCATACTTCAACACATACACACATGAGTAATACAACACCATACCAGCAGTTCGTGAATTCAATCGTCAAGCCCGGAGCGGAGATCGTTCGGCAGTTGACACCCCAGCAGGCGCATATGCTCCACATGGCAGTCGGAGTATCTGGCGAGGCGGGAGAGTTGCTTGATGCAGTCAAGAAGCATTGCGTCTACCAAAAGCAAATTGATCTTGACAACATCAAGGAGGAGGCAGGCGACATCCTGTTTTATTTGACTGGCCTACTGAATGAACTTGACTTGTCACTTGAAGATTGCATTAACGCGAATAAAGAGAAACTAAGCAGACGCTATGCGAGCGGCAGCTACAGCAACGAGCAGGCTATTGCGAGGGCAGACAAGGTTGAGGAAGTCAAGCAAGAAAAAATTATTCCTGACATTGAATCTGACTTTGAAGATGTGAAGATTGAGCGAGTAGCCTGCAATCTCCGTGAAGAGTGCGAGTCATGCCAATGAGCGACTGGGATGAGTACGCACTTGGCATCGCCGATGTAGTTGCAAAGAAGAGCAAAGACCCGTGGAGACAGGTTGGAGCAGTGC